ACTGCGAGCGTGAATGCTTGCGGAGCTTTGCAGTACATCATCGACGCCAAACCGGCTGAGAGGAACCGATACATCAAGTCACTTACTACCGAGAAACCATGAGCAATATCAAAATCAGCGACTTTATCAACGAGCCATGGCGCGAAGTTGGATTGGACGCAGTGAAACGAGGGGTTGAAACCTGCAAGCGCAACGGGATTGAGAATCCCCAAGCCTACATGGCCATGATTATCGGACTCTGCGACATCATCAACGAACTGAAAGCAAAGCAGATCAAACCATGACCATCGAACAAATGCGAACCATCGACGCCGTCAAGACTTGGAAGGAATTGGAGGAGGCCAAGGAACGGATCAAGCACCTGGAATCAGCCATCCGGAAGACCATCGACGACAACCGACACCTGGCCGATGGGGACAACTGCACCCTCATCGACCTCAAGAAAGCACTCGGATAGCCTGCGAATAGAAGAGAAAAATGACGATACTTCAACAATTAGGGTTGACCAAGGAATCCATGTCACGCATGGTCGGCCCTGTCACTCCGTTCAAGGATCCGAGCCCTCGGATCAACCGGCGGTGGCCGGCTGTTCCAACCGAGATCCGAGATGCCATCCTCAAGGAGGACAAGTCACGCACTTACCCAGAACTATCCAAGAAGTACGGTATCTCACTGTCATGCGTATGGAACATCAGGAACAACAAAACCAACAAACAACAATAGAGGAACTACAACGATGGAAACAGTTATGTCACGAATTGGCCGATTGCTTGGGATGCGGATGCACAATCAAACACGGCCTGTGTGTCCAGTGCCACAAAGCACAGAAGCGGTACCGAGCAATACAGATACCTTTGAGGTAGTAGCAGTAAGTAAGAAGAAGAAGAGCAGGAAGCACAACGTCCTGCTCAAACCAAAATACATGAAACTTAATGAATCAATCGACACGGTTAAAAAGCTAAGGAGCGAGGGTCTCACCTACCGACTGATCGGTGAACACCTCAAGATGTCCAAGCAGCGCGTCTATCAGATCATTCAAGCCGGTCGCCAGCGCGATCTGGATCAGTCCAAATGGACCTTCGGACTCAGCGTTCGTAACTCGAAGCTGATGGACAGACTTGAATTCAAATGCAAGGAGGACGCTCGCAAGGCGGTCCTCTCCGGGGGTATCGCTCCGCTCAAGTGGGTCAACTTCGGTCGCAAGTCCTACACCGACCTCTGCCAGTGGCTCGATGTCAAACCACTTGAATCATTGCCCGATCGGAAATGTCCTCACTGCGGACTCAAAACATGACCGCTCGTCACCAATACCCACTCGTAGAATCAATCAAGGTGGTCCGTCTCTCATCGGGGCGGACCATCCGCATTACAAGGGATCGTACCAAGCAGGATCTCAAACTGATCCACGGCGACGGGGACATCCATCTCACCTGCGTCACTCACGCCGACGATCCCATTGAGATGATCAAGACACTGGCCCGCCTCGAAGACGTTCGATCAGTCGAACTCACCGACGAGAAGGGCAACGGAATCATAGTCCACAAACAAAAATAACATGCACCAGTCCTCAACACACGATCTAGTCAACGCGCTCAATATCCTGTCATCCGAACTCGATACACCCGATGGAATCCCCAATGCGCTCTGCGCAGAAGCCTCTCAACGTCTCCTTGAGCTGGTCCAGCTCACGAGCGACCTCACAGCACATATACTCGCTAGCCCTATGCATCACCCTCGATGTAACGCCAAAACCAAGGGTACCTACTGCAACTGTATCCTGGCACGAGTCCTCCCCACATGAAGACCCCAAGACGCGAACAACCTTGGTACGAATCACGCCTTCTCAATAACAAGAAACCCAGCCCCATCACCAACGAGGAACGAACAAGCATCACCGACGAGAACCGCCGGCTCATCGAGGAGTCGGCCAGTATCATTGCCACCGGCGTCAAACGCGGATGGATCTCCTTCCCGGCCAAGACCGAACCCGAGACCTGGGTGCCATCGCCAACCGGTACCCAGCCACCAGATCCACTCAGCATGATCTGGCCAGAATCCTAACAACCCCGTAACAAGCAACGAATCAACGACATGACAACGCTCCAACGAGCGAGCCTTTGGCTTTCCAAGGTTCCTCCAGCCATCTCCGGATCCGGTGGCCACAACGCCACCTACACCGCCGCAGTCGGTCTCGTCCACGGCTTCGGCCTTTCCCATGTGGACAGCCTCACACTCCTCGAAGACTGGAACAAATCCTGCCAGCCCCCGTGGAAGGCCACAGAGCTTGCCTACAAGCTCCGGGAAGCCTCGTCCCGCGCTCACAATAAGCCTAGGGGCCATCTTCTCGAAGCCGGGGGATCATCACCCTCCGGGTCATTCGACATCAGCAGGGTGACATTCAAGAAGCCGGTGGCCGACGCTTCCCCGATGCCCGTGCCATCGCTCAGCCCCGTCGCTCCCGATCCACAAGCCAGCGAGTTCCGGCGGTTCATGCAGACCGCGTTCGCCCCGACCGAGGTCGTCTGCATCTGCGACGCTGTCGAGGAGGGTAGGCCAGTCAGTGCTGGCTCCTTCATCACGATCGAGGAATGGCTCAACCGCTTCGATGATCCCCAGTCCCGCATCCTCTCACCCGAGCGCGAGGGGATCTTCGTCCGCATCAATCCCTTCAAGCCCAACCTCTACAGCGGCAGCGACAACGATGTCAGCGCGTTCCGCCATGTCCTGGTGGAGTTTGATGACCTCCCCAAGCCCGAGCAGGAACAACGCCTCCGGGACTCTGGCCTGCCCATCACCGTTCTCATCGACTCCGGTGGCAAGTCCATCCATGGCTGGGTCCGGGTCGATGCCCCCTCCCGCAAGGAGTGGGACGCCCGCCGGGATCTAATCTATTCCGCCATCCCCGGCATCGATGCCAAGAACAAGAACCCATCGCGCTACTCCCGCCTCCCCGGCGCATGGCGAAGCCCCACCTCGCAGCAGCGTTTGTTGGCCACCAGCCTCGGTGCCGCATCCTGGGAGGATTGGCTCACCAACCGCGAGACCGATGATGACCAGTCCACCATCGTCACGGTCAAAGACCTGCTGGACTTCGATCCGGCCAATGATCCGGACAACCTCATCGGCAATCGATGGATCACCCGCGGCTCATCCATGATCATCAGCGGCGGTACCGGCATCGGGAAGTCCAGCCTCATGATGCAGATCATCACCCAGTGGTGCCTCGGCCTTGACTTCTTTGGCATCGCGCCGATCAAGCCATTGAAGATCGGAGTCATCCAAGCCGAGAACGATCGTGGCGATCTCTCCGAAGCCTTCCGCGGGGTGATTAACAAGCGCGTCAGTATTGAGCAGATGCGCCAGCTTCACTCCAACCTGGAGTTCCGAACCGAGACCGTCCGCACCGGCGAAGCATTCCTCGCCTACGCCCGCCGCTTCATCCACAAGTCCAAGCTCGATCTCATCATCGCCGATCCCCTGTTCTCCTACTTCGGAGGCGACCTGAGCGATCAGTCCGAGGTCAGCGTCTTCCTTCGCAACAAGCTCCAACCAATCCTCCATGAGACCAAAGTCGCTTGGATCTGGATGCACCATGTCGCCAAGCCCCAACGCAAGGAAACCGGCGAACCACTCACCACAATGGAACTGGCCCACTCAGGGTTCGGAAGCTCCGAGCTTGCCAATTGGGCGCGGGAGATAGCCGTTCTCCATGAAGTAGGCCAATCAAAGCCTAGACGCTTCCAGCTAGCCTTCTGCAAGCGGGGCGGGAGGATCGGACTCCCTTCCCCCATTCTCAACCTTCAGCACTCAGCCACCGGCATCCAGTGGGAGGAATGCAACCCCCTCGCGTTCACTGGGGCGGAACTGAAGGAGCAGAAGAAGCCTTCTTATCCTCGTCGAGGGCGGCGAGCATAGCCTTCAACCATTCATCCTTCTCGATTGTAGCGCGGGCCATCTTCATAGCCTCACGGGCTTCGGTGGCCCTTTTCTGTATCTCGATGACATCGGGATCAACCTCCTCCTCCTCCTCAGGCTCCGGTTCCCCCTCCTCCTTCTCCCTCCGCTTGGACGCCGGACGCTTCCGCTCCAGTTGGCCAAGGAGTCGTTCATGCTTCTTCACCGAGGTCTTCAGATACGCAACATCACGCTTCAGTTCATTGATCGTCCTCAAGAGCAACGCCACCCGATCCTCGTCCTCCGGGGGAACCCAGTCACAACCACGCCACTGCCTATGAACCATGTCATAAATTATGACCTGGGACTTCTTGTTCCTCATCGAATTGAAGGCCCGGATCGCCCGACCCAACTCACAGGCCAGATTCTCCCGGAGGTAGGCCAGTACCTCGGACTTGTCCGGGTCGGCATCGTGGCGTTGCGGGGGCATCAGTCGGAACATCGACCGAAGCGTGGAACCATTGTCCAGATAACTCATAGCAAGAACAGATTGCGTCGTGTAGACCCATTCGTCAATGCAAAGGAAGATAGATTTTGCAGCCCACCCCACAAGGTTATCATCCCCCCTGCTACTCTCCCTTAGAGGGAGACTTACACTCCCTCTAATAAGGGAGTTAAAAACCGCGAACGCCGCAACGCTTTGCAGGGGGCTCTAACGGCCCCCACGCTGCGGCTGCGGTTTTTGAAAACCCTCCGACTGATTGCGAAGTATTGGTTTGGAAGCGAGGGGTGGATAGCGATTGCTGGAGCGGAAAGGGGGCTAGGAGCGCGTTTGATGGTGGAAGTGACCTTGGATCCGGTTCGGGGGGTGGGACCGCTTAGAAACGAAAATCCCCGGATGGGGGTCCGGGGGGGGTGCTTGGGAGGGGGGTGATTGGCCTACTTGGATGTCACCTCTCGGAGCAGGGTGCGGAAGGCGAGTGCGGCGGTCTGGGGGACGACACCGTTTCCGAGGAGGCGCAGTCGGTCCACCCGATTGGTAGCCCCATCATCGCTTCCACGAACGACGGGTTCAATGGGCCAGCTTGTTGTATCCCACCACTTTGGCCAGCTCGTTCCACAATAGGAACATCCGTCGCTTGTGTTATAGTGGAATGGATATGTCCACTCGCGGCAGTTGTGACATTGAGATTCACCATGATCGCATTCGCACCCTCCAAAGACAGGCGATCCACATTGCTTGCATTCCCAGTCGCCGCCGTCCTCAGCTCTCCCCGCCGTGCCATCGCCTCCAGCGTCTTCGATTGCTGGCTTGAGCCATTCAAGCGGAAGCTGTCCTCGTTCGCACAGGGTGTCGGTAGCAACGATGAAGACTCGGTTCCTGCGATGCGGCGCACCGCATTCCTCCGCGCTGAATATGCCCCACGCTGCCTCGTAACCCAGCTCCTCCAGATCGCTGATGACGCTGGAGAGTCCCATCGTGATGTGGCCCTCGACGTTTTCGAGGAATACAACGGCAGGTCGAACTGACTCGATCCCTCGCTTGATGTGGGGCCAGAGATGCCGCTCGTCGCTGTCCCCCTTGCGGAGTCCCGCATGGCTGAACGGCTGGCACGGATAGCCCGCACTGAGTATGTCCACGCTGCCGTGAAGAAGATGCCACGGGAAATCCCGTACATCAGTCCAGATCGGAGCCGCATCAAGCGACCCATCTTCCATTCGCGCAAGTAACACCTCGACCGCGAACGCATCGATCTCCGCATAAGCAAGAGTTCGCATGCCTCGGATAACCCGATCGAGTCCAAGGTCGATGCCCCCGTATCCGGTGCAGAGGCTAAGGTGCGTAACTGTGGGGGTACTATCCATGATCCCATGTTGGTTCGGTGTTCGGTTGATTGGCCTACTCACCAAGGAAGAAGTCCTCCTCCCGCTCGTTCATGGTCACACCGTCAGCCCATGTAAGGCCGGTCATCGATTCGTTGTAGTCGAAGCGGATCAGGAACTCCCCGATCTTCGGGGCATGGATCACCCGATACCCCTCGTTCTTCCAATGCACCGTCTTCCCAGCCAGCACCGCGTCCTTGATCTCTTGTAGTTTCATGGTCGTTGTTCGTTGTCGGGCGCAACCTACCGCACCATCTCCATCGTGGTCAAGAGGGAAAATACCGCACCATGAAGATTTCCTGTACCCCGGTTTCCGAATTCCGATTTCCGAATTCCGAATTCCGTATGGCATATGGGGGATCCGGAATACCGCACCATGATCAGCGGGGCCGCGGGGCGGGCGCGGGTCGCGGGCGGGCGGATCCTGGGCCGGTGTAACGGGGTGGGACATGGCGTGTCGTACCTCGGGGTGCTATGTAAATAGAGGGGTGGGACATTGGATGTCCTGGGGGGGTACCTGGTTGCCTAGTGTGAAATCGAAAGTGACCAGTGACAAGTGACCAGTGACCAGACTAGGAAGGGGACATTGGCCAACTAGGAAGGAAGAGCGGGCGGGCGGGCGGGCGACACTATCGGGGAAAAGAAAGAGCCCCTTGGGGCTTCCAAGGGGCTTTGGTGGGGGCTTTGGTTTATCTACCGTTGCCCGCTAGGGCGGATAAAACGAGAAGCAGAGTGAAGAGCAAACACAGGGCGAGATACCCTAGGACACGAAGTAAGGGCTTCATTGGATGACCTCGCGAACCAAACGCCCGCTGAGTCGCTTCGCCAGTCGTTGTGCGTCGCGCTTGGCGTTCGGACCTTGAAACGTGTATTCGCTGCGCCGGAATTTTCCGAAATAAACCGTCCAGTAAATTTTCATTTCAGTTTCCTTCCATCGATGGTGTCCACTCGGTATTTGACGCTAGGCTTCGTGACCATCGCCTGAACGCCGTCCCAACACGGAGCGCAGATCGCCCGTACCGTAAGGCACTTCCCGGATTCAATATCCCACACGGAGAATTCAACGGAGGTGCGCCAATCCATTAGGTTCTCACACCGTGGGCAAAACATCACCCGACCGACCGTCGCGCACAGGCTTTGCTTCTCAATCTCCCGTTTGAATTGATCGATCACAGGACACCCCCTTTGAAATGGACAGCACCCTTTCCATGAACCGGGATATGGATTGCTTGAATTCCGCCCCGCGCACCCGCGCAAGCTAGGCAATCGGCGCAGGGTGTGCCGCTCCGGTCACTGGCACACAGGCTTTCCACCGTGTGGTGATCGGTGTCGGGTGTGACACGGAAGGTTGACCAGCCCATGGCACGGGCGATGAGCAATTCCGCCGTGGTGTCCACACTGGCCATCAGGATTTGACGCCAAGGTTGGAGACTAGGCTTTCGCCATTGGTGGGTGTAACCCGTGTGACCGGAGGCGACGCCCGCAATTGCAAGCGCAAGGCTAAGCGGAAGGTGGGTGGGATCGCCATAGGCACCGAAGCGGACTTTCCGACCGGTAAAACCCTCGAGGGAACGGAGCGGAGGGTAGTTTCCGGCTTTCCACGAATTCCAAATCTGCAATGGGGCTTGGCCCTGATTCACGTAGCACGTGCGCTCAACCCCGAACACCCCGTCAACTTCGTGGCCACGATGTCTGCAGTTGCCGCAGATGATTCGATCAAGTCCGGTTTTAATGGCTGTGACGGGGTCCTCCGCTTTGCAGAGGATCCATATCTGAACCATATCGCCGGTTTTCCGGTTGTCCGAAGCTTTGGAGAATCCCGTGGCGATTACGACACGGACGGAATCTTCGTGGAGAATGAAGCCGTTCAATTGGCACCTCCGTGGATCACCGTGAAACGGACGTTGTGGCCGGTCGTTTCATTCCGACCCGACGGGTACCCGATAAATGCTGCGAATTCCACGATCGAGAGATTCCTAGTGTAGGAATCTTCCACTAGGGTGCGGACTAGTCCGCGACGTCCGAATGCGCGACGGGCGGCACGTTTCGCGAAGATTTCAGCGGCATCGCGCATGCCAAGGGCACGAACCGAGCGGAAGCCCGAACAACGAAAGAGGGTCAAAGTAAACCTCCGATCCATTCGGCCAGAGCGGCGGTGAGCATGAGGGCAATGAATCCCAACAGGCAGAGAGGCCCGTGGAGTTTGGGGGGAATGCGTAGTTTCATTGGTTGTAGTTACTGGCCACAATGACCAGACCAGATGACACCGTTGCCGATGCCACCGGATCCGGTCACTGCGGGGTGATCCGTGCTGCAACGCATAGCTGGTGATC